GTACCACCCCCGAGAGCCGAGTAGTGGCAGCCGTGAAACGCTGGGCGGTTCTACACAAAGGCGTGTACCTTGTGCGTATTGTGCAAGGCGGCGAGAGTGGTATTGCCGACATCATTCTGTGTGTCAAAGGGCGGTTCGTAGCTGTGGAATGCAAAGCGACTGGCGAGAAGCCACGAGCCTTACAGATGGTGCACGGTGAGCGTGTACAGACCGCAGGTGGTATTTTTATTTGGGGGGATGACGCAACTGTTATCCCTGAATTAGACAAACTTTATTCGGAGTTGTAACCATGAGAGCGACCCTTACCGCTTTACTTATTCTTTCCCTTGCAACCGCAGCCCAAGCTGACTACACAACGCGCGAGCAGCGTGTCGTTGCCGAGACCCATCGTTGCATGGATGACTACAACAAGAACGCCCAGCAGCATAGCAGCATTGACCCTGTGAGCATGGCGATTTATTGCCGTAAGCAGGCAGAAAGAACGGTGCGCTGATGGCTGCCAAAAAGAAAATATGGTATGAGTTGCGCGTGTTCGCCACGCTGCTTGGTATCGTGGCATTTGTATGTGTGTTGTATTTCGCTGCGGTGGTTTATCAAAACGTGGTGCAGTACCCAACGCTGACGGACATCATGCTGTTGATGGGTGGGGGCTTCATAGTTGGCTTCCTTATCGGGCGCGTGCGCCGTGATGATGAGTAAGGATTTGAGCCATGCCTAAAAGTAAAGCCCCCCGCAAACGCCGCGCGGTACGCCACGGCATCCAGCTAGCGCAGAACCAAGACTACTGGATGCCCATCAATCTATCCCTACTGCGACACGGCAACGCCGCCATGCTAGCGACAAGTAACAAGCTGGTGGACGACCACCTGCGCGACCGACTGCTTGACCCCATGATGCTTGCGCTTGACCGCTTCGCTGGTGGTACGGCACGGTTTGATGATTACTGGGCTGTGATACAGACCTTGTATTTCTACGCCCACCTGCTGACCGATGCGCTGACCGAGCAGCGTTACCGTATCTATGAGCGGCATGATGAGTTCGGCGAGCGGTTGAATGACCTAGCTGTTGAGCGATGGTTGGAGATTTACCACGAGCAGCTAGACCATGCCGAGAACGCTTACCCCGAGCTGGTGCGTGAGGTGGGCGAGCGGCAGAAGCGCACAGGCAAGTATGGTATGACTGGCGATGAGCGCAGAGCCATGCTTGATGTCCACGAGAACTTAGAAGAGATACTGTCTTGGTGCAGTATCGGTATGGTGTTCAGGGCAGCCAGCAAGTGCTGTCAAAATTTAGAGCGGGTAGAGACCGCGATACATGGGAAACAGACAAGGAGAGATAATGAATTATCTAACTCTTGACTTTGAGACCTATTACGACAAGGATTATTCTCTGTCTAAAAAAGGTATGACAACCCAAGCCTATATCATGTCGCCCAAGTTTGAGGTGTTGATGGCTTCGGTTAAGTGGGGTGATGGCGAGACACAAGTGGTTGAAGCCCCCGACCTGCCTGCATTCTTTGCCAGCGTGGACTGGGCGCAGACTGCTGTCGTTAATCACAACTCAATCTTTGACCTGAGTATTCTGTGGTGGAGGTATGGTTATCGCCCCGCCCTTGCCGTAGATACTATGAGCATGGCGCAATGTCTTGGTGTACCGTTGCTGACTGGCAGCGCAAGCTTGGCGAAGTGTGTGCAGTTGTTACAAGAAGCTGGCTACGAGCTGCCATCAAAAGGCGGCGAAGTGGTAAACGCTTTGGGCAAACATCGCAAGGACTTCACGCCCGCACAATGGGAAGCCTACAAGCAATACTGTAAGACTGATGCAGACATCACATGGTTTCTTTTCAAAGTCTTGAAACAGTATGTGTCCGATGATGAGCTTGCCTATCAAGACATCATCCTGCGTTGCTACACCGAGCCACGTTTGAAAGTCCATGTGCCTACGGTTGAGTATGAGCTTGCGCGTTGCCGCGCTTACAAGGCTGAGCAGCTTGCCAAAGTGTGCGAACAGTTAGGGTGTACCCAAGATAACCTTGCTGGTGTGCTACGCAGTAACGATAAGTTCGCTGCGCTGTTGAAAGCAATGGGTGGTATAACCGAAGCCGAGATGGAGCAGGGAGCGCAGGGCAGTTTCATTATCCCAACCAAAGTTTCTGCGACCACAGGTAAGACCACTTGGGCATTTGGTAAGACCGATGTAGGTTTCAAAGAATTGTGCGAGAGTGAGCTACCTTTTGTCCAAGCACTATGCCAAGCGCGACTGGCTGCCAAGTCAAGCATTGATGAGACCCGCTGCGAGAAATTTTTGGACTACGCAAGCTACGGCTTTTTACCAATGGGCTATAAGATTGGCGGGGCGCATACTAATCGCATGAGCGGGGGAAGTGCAGGCAGCGCAAATATGCAGAACCTACCCAGCGGCAGACGTGAGGGGCAGAGCGACCTCTTGCGCCGTAGCATCATCGCCAACGACGGGCAGGTTATTGTGAACTATGACGCGAGCCAAATCGAAGCCCGCGTGCTTGCGTATGTAGCGAACCAACAGGACGCGCTAGGCGTATTTGCCAGTAAAGGCGACATTTATTCTTACGCCGCCAGCCAAGTCTATGGCATCCCTTATTCTGAAATCAACGATGGGCGCAAGAGCAGCGACCCTGAAATAGCTGCCAAGTACAAACCCATCCGCAATTACGGCAAAGTGGTGCAACTTGCCCTAGGATTCGGCCAAGGGGCGCAAGGTTTCCAACGCTATGCGTTATTAACCGCTGGCATCAGTATGGATTTGGACGAAGCTAAACGCACCGTAACCGCATGGCGTAAAGCGAACAGTTTTATTTCAGGCTTTTGGAAAACCTGCGACCAAGCCTTGCAAGTCATGGTGGATGGCGGGCAGATGTATTTCGGCGGGCAGGATGGCAAGATGTTTTTCGCCGATGGCAAACGTTTCCTACTAGGACGGCACGTTCCAGGCATCCGAATGCCTAACGGTTTGTGGTTGAATTACCCCAACCTGCATGTGGATATGTCTAGTGGCAAGCCACAGTTTGTGTATGACAAGGTGGGGTACACAGGAAAGCCTTTAAAATCAAAGGCTTATGGCGGTTTGATTACGGAGAACTGTATCGCCGAGGACACCGAGGTTTTGACGGACAAAGGCTGGAAAAAAATTCAGGACATCACGCTCGCGGATAAAGTGCATGATGGTATTGAATTTGTAACTCACGGTGGACTACTCTTTAAATCGGAACAAGAGTGTGTTAAAGTAGATGGTGTTTATATGACACCTGAACATGAGGTATTAACTAATGACGGCTGGAAACAAGCAAAAGTATTCTTATCCGAATGGAGTACATCACAACTCCAAAGACTTGACCGGCAAACGCTACGGCAACTTGATTGCCTTACGCCGCCACCATTCCGACGGAAAAAAATGGTGGTGGGAATACCAATGCGACTGTGGAAAAACGTGTGTGAAAAATGGCAGCGAAGTAGCCAAAGCTATACGCAAAGGGCAAACCCCCTCATGCGGATGCCTGACCCACGAGATGCGAAGCGCAGTCAATCGCACACACGGTCTAACCTCACATCCCGCATACTGGGTATGGCGCAGTATGAAGGCGCGATGCTTAAACACCAAGCACAAAGCCTACCCTCGTTATGGTGGGCGGGGGATTACGGTCTGCCACGAATGGTTAGCATCATTCCAAAATTTTTGGGCCGATATGGGGAGTACCTATCAAGATGGTTTAGATATAGACCGCATAGACAACAACGCGGGATATTGCAAAGCCAACTGCCGATGGGCGACACGGAAATTGAACTGCAACAATCGACGCAATACTATTCAGATAGAAACCCCGTTCGGAATTATGAACTCGTTGGAGTTCTCTCAACATTATGGTATTCCACAATCAACGGTTTGTTATCGTTGGCACGCAGGCGTTCGGATGCCCGAGCTCGCGTTACCGCCCCAACGAAACGCAAAGTCTATGACATCTTGAACTGCGGCAGCCGACATCGTTTCGTGGTGCGCGGAGATACAGATGCGTTCATTGTGCATAACTGTGTTCAGTATCTCGCGTTCGCCATCATGAAACAGCAAGCCCTATGGATTGCCAAATATTATCCCATCGTTATGAACACCCACGATGAGTGGTGTGTGGTCGTACCACGCGACCAAGCCGAGACCGCCGCCGAGTACATGGCGCGGTGTATGAGAACTGCCCCCGACTATGTGGCTGGTTTACCCCTTGATACAGAGGGCGGCTGGGCACAGAGCTACGGAGCAGTTGATGATGACTGGTCTAAACGACCTGATAACCCCGACCGAGTGCATCGGTTTGACCCTAACACAGGAGACATTTTATGAAAGTTACGAAAATTAAATCCGTAGAACACCATATTAAGAAAGCCCGCGAGCATCTGTTCGCGCTGGAACTCGCCGCCCGCGCCGAGCGCGAAGCGACCATAGAGAGCGTGGAAAAGGATAGCCAGTTCGCCCGCCGAACCTTAGACTGGTTGCACTTCGCCGAGACCGTAGCTGAACACATTGAGCATTACACCGTACCACAATACGGCGACGCGCCCGACGACCAAGTAGAGGGTTGGACGGCAGAGCATTGCGTGAACCAGTTACACAAATATGCCAGCCGCTTCGGCAGCAACAAACGTGAGGGGCAAGATGCACTTGACCTGTTAAAGATTGCCCATTATGCTCAGTTGGCATACGATAAACTCAAAAAGGAAACACAACATGGCTCGTAAATATGTAGGCAGCATCGTAGNCAAACTTCACAAGGAGACACAAGATGGCGCGTAAATATGTAGGCAGCATCGTAGATTTTTTCGTAACCGAGCACAAGGTTAGCCGCGTGGAAGCCACGCGTATGATTGACACCGTGCTCAATGGTATCGCCCACCAGCTACGCGAGGGCAACGAGGTTATTATCCGTGGGCATGGTACGTTCCGTGTGTCGCGCAGCAAGCCGCGTAAGAACAAAGGGTTCGGTAAAACTGAGACCATGACTAAGCCACGCGCTAGGGTCTCATTCCGCGCCTGCCCTGCCCTACGCGACTGGTTGGAGCAAGGCTACAAAAATACTGACACAAAATAATGCTTGACGAGCGTTGAGAACTAGCGTATTATGTACGCTAGTTTTTTATTTAGGAGCACAACATGAGCGGTAAACACCGTGTGTTTTCATTCACAGCGATTAAACAATTTGAACAATGCCCCCGCCAGTACAAGGAAGTACGGATTGAGAAGCTGCACCCCTACGAGCAGAGCGAGGAAGCACAATGGGGTGAGTACGTTCACAAGTGTTTAGAGGATGCCATCACACAGGGCGAAGCCTTACCGCATAACGTTAGCCAGTATCAGCCACTCATTGATGCGGTCGCCCAACGCAGAGCCGCAGGCTGGGAGGTATGGTGCGAGAAAACATTTGCCATCATGAACGACGACCAAGCCGAGTTTACCGATAGCGAGGACGTATGGTGGTCGCCCAAGAATAAATTAGCGGGCAACATTGACTTGTTGATGGTCTCGCCTGACGGCAAGGAAGCCATCATCAACGACTGGAAAACAAACAAGTCGGCGAAGTACGCCGACCCCAAACAGATAGACCTCTACGCGCTGGGTACGCTGCTGGCGCTACCCACGTTGGAGAAAGTAACAGGCTGCCTGATGTTTATCTGCGATGAGTACAAGATGGTTAAGTCCACCTACACCCGAGCAGACATTGACCGCTTGCTGCACGAATGGAATTTCAAAGCCCAGCGCATACGACTGGCGATTATTAACAACAACTTCCCCGAGGGCGCGGCGACACCGCTATGTGGCTGGTGTCCATGTTCCGAGTGCCCCAACTGGCAGCAGGGGCAGGACTTCCGCGAGCGTAGAAAGAAACGGCGATGAACTTAATCACATTCCCCTATCCCGCGCAGCGGGTGGTACGCATCCTATCTGACAACGTAGGCAATGTAACTAAGACCATCCCCGACGCGCAGCCAGTACAGTATTATCCTAACGGACAGGCACACATTGATGTGCCGTGGACACTACATAACATGACGCTGCTGTCGCAGATAATGCAGCCTGCGGTTAGTACCATCTTTGATGGTTATGGTTTCTCAGGGCGCGACCGACCCTACTACCACCAGCTTCGTATCGCTGAGTTCCTTACACGCAATCCGAGAGCGTACTGTTTCGCAGGGATGGGTACGGGTAAGACACGCAGCGCGTGTTGGGCGGCTGACTACTTGATGACGATGGGCGTTGTGAAACGCGCGTTGGTGGTCTGCCCCAAGAGCTTGATGTACTCGGCATGGGTCGATGACCTGATGGCGACGTGCATACACCGCACCCACACCGTACTCTACGGCGACCGCGCACGCCGCGAGCAGCTTGCCCTCACACGGCAGACTGACTTTGACATTGTGAATTTCGACGGCGTGGAGATTCTTGGCAGCATC